GGCTGGCTTGTCCGTGAGCGAGGCGCTTGATATGGCGCTCGATGAGGCTGAGAATAAGCAGCTGCAACGCCATAGTTTCGTAATCTATCTGCAGGACGGGACACCAGTTCCGGAGCATATGTGGGAACGTGTACGGCTGAAGGCCAGTACTGCTCTCGTAGCGCGCCCGGTAGCCGAGGGACCGTTGCTCATGCTGATCCCTGCGTTCGGTACATTTATCACAGGCTTGGGTATCTTTGGCCAGTTGCTTATGGCCGGTATCACCATGGGCCTGAAGTTCCTGCTGAATAAGCTCTTTGCGCCTAAGCCGCCGAAGCCTACGCCGAGCGACGCGTCGCCTGTTTACTCTATTTCAGGTTCGCGTAATCAGGTTTCACCGTGGAATGCTATCCCGCTTATACTTGGGCGGCACCGGTTTACGCCGCCGTTGGCTGCTTCACCTTACACTGAAGTTGTTGGCGATGAGCAGTATCTACGGCAATTGTTCTGTAACGGTTATGGACCACTGGCTATTGAAGCGGCTACCGCCAAGATTGGCGAGACCTTGCTTTCTACTTATAAGGAAGCAACAGTTCAGCATCGTGAAGGCTATACGACATCTGAAGATGTAACGTCGTTATATCCAAAATCTGTTATTGAAGAGGCGTTATCTGTAGAGTTGAAGTGGGTCGATCCTTGGTTCACTAAGACTACAGCGACGGATACTCTTCAAATCGGATTGGATTTCATGTGGCCGCAGGGTTTGTGCGGCATAACTGAAGAAGGTCAGCGTGTAGAGCGGCAGTGTCAAATCAATATACAATATCGTAGGGTGGGTACAACGCCCTATGTTCAGATACCTATTGTCGATGTTACTAAGGCTACAATGAAGACTGTGCGTTATACCCGCACCTTTACATTCCCGTCGGTTGGTCAATACGAAGTTCGGGTTCTTAAGATCACACCTGAAGCGGAACAAGCTACTCTCGACCATTTCCATTGGCAGGTTATGGAAACGGTTATGTATACCGCGATTCGATCCTTCCGTACGGGTGAGCCTGTCGCGTTCGATGACGCTCCGCTTTCATTCACGGCGCTTCGTATCAAGGCGTCGGGCCGGTTGAACCAAATGGTCGACACGTATAACGTGATAGCGACCTCGCGCGTGAAGGCGTTTAATGGGTCGACCTGGGTAGCCAACACACCCTCGCGGAACCCGGCTGACCTATATCGCTGGGTCCTCCAGTGCGGCGCTAACCGGCGACCGTTCCCCGATAGCAAGATCGACCTACCGGCGCTACAGTCGTGGTGGGCTTACTGTAACGCCGAGGGATGGAAATTCGATCTGGTAGTGTTGAACCAGACTTCGGTCTTTGATCTTGTGAGCCAGATTTGCGCGGCGGGCCGCGCGATGCCTGTATTCAAGGACGGGAAGTGGTCTGTAGTTTGGGATGAGCAGAATGTCCCGGTAGCGCAGCTGTTCACGCCGCGCAACTCGTGGAACTTTGAAGAGCAGCGTGATCTAGAGCCGATACCGCATGCTTATCGTATACGTTTCCCGAATGAGGATAAGGGTTGGATCGAGGATGAGCGTATCGTATACAACGATGGCTATTCTAAGACCAATGCTACTCTTCTAGAGGGCTTTGATGTCCCCGGTATTACCCATACGAACCGGGCGTGGAGGCATGGACGGTTTCATCTAGCGCAGCGAATCCTACGGCCCGGCGTCTTTACGCTGAGCACTAGCTGGGACGCACTGCCGCTCATCCGGGGCGACCGTGTCAGGGTTAACTATGACACGTTCAAGTATGGGTTGTATTCGGGCCGCGTAGTCTCGGTCGATGCGGCGTTGCAAACGGTTACGATCGATACGAACGTGACGCTCGCCGGGGCGACGACCTACGTCTTCAATTTCCGCCTATCCAACGGTACGTTCTTGCTCCGTTCGATAGACCCCGGCTACGTCGGTGAGTTCACGACGATATGGCTGGTTGGCACCGGGCTTCCGCTCCCGGTAGCGAACGACTTGTTCTCGCTAGGTTACTCCGGCAAGGATAGCCGGGTGCTCAGGGTCGTAGGTATCGAGCCTGAAGATGATCTCGTCCATCGACTTACCCTCGTGGATGATGCACCAGAAATTGCAAATGCAGATACGGGCCAAATCCCCGATTATAGCACGGGTATATCAGAGCCTATTGACCCATTCCTTATGCCGCCTAAGAATCTGAAGCTGACGGATGGTGTCTACTCTGACGGCGGTAAGCAGTATTGGGCAAACATTCTCGCTAGCTGGGAGGGACCGCCGTACGGGCGCGTTCGTAATTACCAGATACAATATCGTGAAGATAACGATCAAGAAGATGTGTGGACTTCTGTCCCTATGGTCGGGCCTGACGCCAATACAATAGATATACGGCGGCTGGAATCAGGTGTCTATACCGTACGTATTCGGTGCCTTTTCGATAACAATAAATATTCGAATTGGGTAGTGTCTGCGGCGAAAGCAACGACTGAGTTCACGTTACCGCCTCCTGATGTACAGAACTTCCGTATCAGCACTATGGGTGACATCTCGATACTACGTTGGGATGATGTACCTGGGGTTGGTATCACGTATGACCTTCGTTATTGTTCCGCAGAAACAGCCGCGCCTGCGTGGAACTCAGCTATTCCTTTGACGACTTCTGTTGTTACGTCTGCGTCCATAGGAACTCGCGTTGGTACGTTCTTCATCAAGGCCAAGAAACCTTGGGGTGTTGCCTCGGCTAATGCAAAATCCATCTATACGGAAGTCGGCTCGTTAACGGCTATCAACTTTATTGCTCAGATTGATGAAGCGCCGGGCTTCACGGGTGTTAAGGCGAATACAGAACTCGAAGGAAATGAGCTGCGGCTTACGAATGATGCTACCGGGCTAGTCTTTGCTGGGTCAGGCACATATAATTTCATAAATCGTATAGATTTGGGAGAGAATATCTACTCGCGTTTGACGCTTATTATTGACGCATATGGGTTTAACCCAGTGAACGCGATGTCAACTTGGATAACGCTGGCTTCAGTAGATCCGTTGGATACACTATCCGATGCCGAGTGGGGAATATCTACAGAATTCCGTGTAACAGCGGTTAGCCCAACCTTGAATCAATGGGGGCCTTGGCAGCAATTTAGCTTGAGCGATGTATTGGCTTGGGCTATCGAGTTCCGCACTACTTTGCGCGGCAAAACTGTTATGGATTTGGCGACAGATACTATTTATGCGGTAGCTACTCCGTCGATTCGTAAGCTATCTGTGAAGATAGATATGGTTGACCGTATTGAAAAGGGTGACGATATACTTGCTCCAGCTGCCGGGTTAACGGTAACGTATCCAAACGGCGCGTTCCGCGTGGACCCAGCTGTAGTGGTTACGCCGCAGGATATGGTACAGGGTGATTACTACAAAATAACGGCTAAGACAAAGACCTCGTTCAAGGTGAATTTCTACAGCCTGAGCAACGCCGGCAAGGCTCTTACTTTCGACTGGATGGCCAAAGGCTGGGGTAAGGTAAAGACATGACGCAGTTTAGCTTTGGTACAATCGTCGCCACTACCAAGTCAGGCTCGGCGCTAGCCTCTGACCTGAACTCTTGGCGTGACGCTGTACATACCCAGCACAAGGGACCAACACGGCCTACCTATGCGGTGCCCGGTTTGTCTTGGTTGAACGACACAGCCGCGCCGTGGAAGGATGTCGTATACGATGGAGCAAGTGACGCTCTACGCGGCTTCGTTGACCCGGCGACGCACCGCTATTCATTGGCGGGCAACTATGCTGTAACGATCACCTCGGGTGGCGTGATAGCCAAGCTCTCGGATTGGGGTACGCTCTTCAATATTCGCGGCGCGGCGGCGCAGACCGTTGCTATCCAGACCAAGGATTCGCTGCTACCCGGCTGGTGGATACGTGTCATTGCCGGTAACGTTGCCGTCACGATCGATCCTTTCGGTGGAGAAACGATCGACGGCGCGGGTACCAAATTGCTATCGGCAGGTAGCTCTACCACAGTCTTCTATGACGGGGCCAATTTCTATACTGACCAGAGCAGCGGCGGTGCTACTGACTTCCCGATTGGCGGTATTGTCTACGCACCTAGCAATGCACCACCGACCGGTTTCTTGAGGATGAATGGGTCGTTGCTAGACCGCGCGACCTACGCTGGACTCTGGGGCTTCGCACAGGCGAGTGGCAATCTTGCGGCTTCCGATAGTATCTGGACGGAAGGCAAGTTCTCGCCGGGCGATGGCCTCAATACGTTCCGTATCCCTGACGGACGGGGTAACTTCCTCCGTTCATGGGCCGACGGGCGGGCGCTCGATACGGGTCGGGCTTTAGGCTCTTCGCAGACTGATGACTTCCAGAGCCACAGCCACCCTATCACCGTGACGGCGGGCGGCGCGCACTCACATACGTTCTCTGATACATCAAGCTCGGCGGGTGCGCATACGCATACGACAACCGGTCGAACACTGAAGAACACAGTTGCTGCCTTCGGTTTCGATTATGTTGGTAATGGCGTCGACTTCTATACCAACCCAGCAACGGGTAGCGCGGGTGCGCACACTCACGCGATTGGCGGTACAACGAGCGCCTTTGCTGCACACGGACATACGGCGACAGCGACGGCGGCTGGTGCTGCGGAAACGCGGCCCGTGAATATCGCGTTGCTAGCTTGTATCAAATATTAGGAGGCAAGCATGAAGATCTACAACTACAACTGGGCGACTGGAGAATTCCTCGGGGAAAGCGAAGCCGATCCCTCCCCGTTAGCGCCCGGTAAGTGGATCATACCGGCCTATGCTACAGCCAAGATACCGCCCGACCTTGAGCCGGGCCAAATAGCGATCTTCGACCGCGCGCGGGAGGATTGGTACGCCGATGCGGCCCCACCTCCTCCGCCGACTCCGCTGGACGAACAGTTGGCAAAGATTCCGACTGACAGCCTACTGGGAAATACGACAATGGGAGACTTGTTCAATGGCAACTGATAAAATCATAAAGGAGGCTGCATCACAGCTGTTTACCCAGCGCGTTGCCTTCCTGGCTTTACGTGTGGCGCAGGCGGTAGCCGGGGACTCCCCGGATGCCGAGAACCGGGCGGAGCGAGCCGATTATGCCGCTTACATCTTCCGGGGCGAGGAGAAGATATTGCTTCTCACCTTGCACGTTGTAGTGGCTAGCGACGCTATCACGGCGGCGCTGGATGGCGGCTCAGCGGCCGACGTGAAGGACGAGGATATCGAGGCGGCGCTGGAGTCGATCTGGGACGCGCGGGCCTTGGCCTTCGGCGCGGTAAGTATGCAACTGCAGAAAGCCCAACGTCTCGTCGACGAGGTCTGGAGCGCGGTTCAGGTAGCGAAGGATGCAGCCTTCGAGGCGCAGGAGGCGGTTACTTCGTTGAAGACGCAGCCTCAGGCAAAGGCAACAAAGAAAGAATGACCGAGCCTACCAATAGCCGGTGGCATTTCGATCTACAAACGCTGATACTGATAGGCGGTATCGGCGCGACGCTCGTTGCGTGGGGATACACGTTATCTGAATTGCAGGGTAATGTTAATCGTAATACAGAGGCTATAGTAGAACTAGCTAGCCGAATGGAACGTAATGATAGTAAGACTGAACTGACTGAAGTGCGTGTAGTGGCGTTGGAAAGAATAGCTCAAGACGCAATAACATTGCGGCGTGAACTAGAATCAACGATTGGGGATTTCAAGTCAGATATTGCTGTCATTAAAGAGATTCTAGAACGGATAGACAAGGAGCAAAATCATGTGGTTCGACCGTGATGCGTATTTCGACATCGTTCGCTCTTCGTTGTTCGAAGGCGCGCTTGAACAGGTGCAGGTTGACGGCCAGAACCTGATCCTGGCGATCTTCGAGAACCAGTATGGTGGTACGCCTATGACCGACAAGCGGTGGCTGGCCTACATGCTGGCTACCGTCTACCACGAGACCCAGTACCAGATGTGGCCGAACACCGAGTTGGGGTCCGACGAATATCTGCAAGCCAAGAGCTATTACCCTTACATCGGGCGTGGCTACGTTCACCTGACATGGGAGGAGAACTACCGCAATGCCAGCGCAGCACTCGGGCTTATCGAAGACCGCGACTTGGTGGCGCATCCAGAACTCGCTCTGGACAGCCTCATCGCCACCCGCATCATGTTTCGCGGCATGGCTGAGGGCTGGTTCACCGGGGCCAAGCTCGGGCAGTTCTTCAACGAGAAAGAAGACAACCCGGTCGACGCCCGCACCATCATCAACGGCCACGATTGTGATACCCAGATCGCCGGGTATCATAACGAGTTCTTAACGGCGCTTGAAGAGAGCGTAGATGGAGATAGGTTATGACCACGACCACCGTCCTGATCATCATTTTGGTACTTGTCTTACTCGGGGTTTTCCCGACGTGGAACTACAACCGATCGTGGGGCTACGGCCCGTCCGGCTTCGTCGGCCTGATTCTCGTCGTCCTACTGATTTTGTTCCTACTCGGCCGTATATAAACC